ATCAGACGGTGGTGTACTGGTGAGCACGAAGATCACGTTGGTTGGTGTCGACGTCGTTCGGAGTCTGCTCGCGAAGGGCGGCACGGTCGGAGTCGATGCGTTGTCGAGTGTCCTTCGCGATGACTCGCTGCTGGCGTTCCGCAACTCCCAGAGGATGACCCCTCACGCCGACGGCCCGCTGCGTGCGTCTGGTGTGGTCAAGCCGCCGGTGGTATCGGGCACCCATGTCGAAGTGCTAATGGGCTACGGCGGCGCTGCTTCGGCTTACGCGCTGTATCAGCACGAGAACACCCAGTTGCGGCACCCTGATCCTACGAACCCGCACAGCGACCCCAAAGGTCAGGCGAAGTATCTGGAAACCCCAGTACGGGACCAGACCAAAGGGTTGGCGAAGAGACTTCGCGATGAACTTGAATCGAGACTGAAGTAATGGCCGCATCGAGTACGAACGTTGCCGGGCTGATCGCCTTGTCCGGGCTCGGCTGGACCCTCGCTGAGAACCTGTTTGTTGGCGGGCTGAAGGACGGCGATGATGTTGCGGCTGTGCAGGCGGCAGTCTCGATCTACTCCGGCACCGCTGACGAGACGTTTGGTAGTTCGTGGATGCGCCCGCAGGCCCAAGTGATGATTCGTGGGGACCGGGACTCGTATGCGGAGGCTGAAGCGAAGGCATACGCGCTGTGGGCCTACCTCGCGAATATCAAGAACGTGCAGGTGCCGTTGTCGATCGGGGTCGAGGTGGTTGGCCCGCTGCTGATCCAAGCGCTGACCCCCACGGGCACGGTCAATCCACTCGGAACCGACGACCAGCAACGTAGTCTGTTCAGCATGAACTTCACGGTGACAGTATGAGCCAGATCACGAAGGCAGATGCGTTGTTGGCGGTCGATGCTGCTATGGCGGCGTTGGCGTCGGCTCGGGTGTTGCTGGAAGCGATCGGAGAGGACCCCGCCGAGCAGGGTGAAGATTGTCCGCACGCTCGACGGTCGGAGACTTTCACCGGCGTGCTGTGCCGGGACTGCGGGACGCAACTGGGCGTGCCGACTGAGGAGGACCCCATGAACGTAGATACCATTTCGTCGGAGGCAAAGCAATGATGAACGTGAAAGTGCTGGTTGGGTGCAACTACCCGCCGAATGACACGCGGGCAGAACCGGGTGATCTGATCGAGGTCGACGCGAAGGTTGGCGCTGCGTTGATCGCTGCGGGCGCTGCTGAGGCCGCTGAGAAGCCTAAGAAGAAGTCCGCGACCACTAAGACCAACAAGTCGGCCTCGACGCCGCAGAACGTCACGGAGGGTTGATCAATGGCAATTCACGGAAAAGCGACTGGGATCATCCTTGGTGGGTACAACCTGACGTCGATGCTGAACCAGATCGCGACCCCGCAGTCTCTCGACACGGCAGATGTGACGCACTTCGGAGAAACAGCCAAGAAGTACATCCCCGGAATGGCTGACGCAACCGTCTCCATGAGTGGGTTCTTTGAGGGTGACGCGAAGGCGACTGAAGAAATGCTTGACGTTGCTTCAGACGAATCTGACGCGATCCTTGTGACGTACGGGCGCGGGCTCGCCGCTGGCGCAGACTGCAAGTTCGCTAGTGTCATCCGATCCTCTTTCGAGGTGTCGTCTCCCGTTGGTGATGTCGTCTCGATCAGTGGCGCGGCACAGGCTGACGGCGGACTGCTCACGGGCAAGGTTGTCGCGGCTGCTCTGGAAGCATCCAGCGCCTCGACCTCGGGTTCGTCTGTCGACAACACGGTGAGTAGTTCAAACGGTGGCAAGGCTGCACTGCTCCTCACAGGGAACACCCGCGACGGCAGCGTGACTGTCATCGTTCAGCACTCCGACGACAACTCGGTGTGGGTCGATCTGGGCACGTTTGCTGTCGTGCCGACTCTGACTGTCGCTTCGGAAGTTCTCGAACTTACCGAAACGATCAACCGCTACGTCCGCGTAGTGGTTACTCTCGCTGGCTCAACTGGGTCAGCGACAACCACTGTCGCGCTCAGTCGCGGCTAGAGCAAGGGAGTACGCTCATGGCCGTTCACGGCAAGAGTACATTTGTCAGCATCGCAGACGCTTCGGCTTCAGCGGTCGATATGTCGTCTGACATGAATCAAGCGGGCCTATCACGGTCCCTCGACACCGCCGAATCCACTGGCTTCGGAGAGGTCGCGAAAAAGTATGTCGCTGGCATGGAGGACGCAACGTCATCGTGGAGTGGGTTCTTCACTGCTGCACAGGATGAAGTTCTGTCCGGCCTCGTGGATGCTTTCGCTGCGGGAACGATCGACTCCACCGAAATGGTGTACGGCCCGGCAGGGAGCGCCACCGGCAAGGTGAAGTACACGCAGCAAGTCATCGTCACCGGCTACGAGGTGTCTGGATCGGTTGGCGATCTTGTGACCGCTACGGTTTCGATGCAGCGCACCGGCCCCTCGGTACGCGGCACCTTCGCCTAACCAACAACGTCGTCTAGTCGGGTAGAGTGGCCGCATGGATATTCGTGAAAAAGTCTTTGCCGCTGACGACATCGGGACCGAACTGGTCCCCGTCCCAGAGTGGGGCGTCGAAGTGCTGGTTCGTGGGCTTACCCTCGGACAGCGCAACGACGCCCTTACTCAGTCGCGTGGGGAGGATGGGGCAGTAAATCTCTCCACCTACTACGCGCTCATTATCATCGCCACTGCTCTTGACCCGGCAAGTGGTAAGCCTGTGTTCCGCGACGATGACGCGGAGAACTTGCTCGCGAAGTCGAGTAACCCTGCTGACAACCTCGCTAAGAAGGCTCTCGCACTATCCGGTCTGACCGAAAAGGGCGATGTTCAGGCTGGCGTTGATGCAGCGGGGGAAGGCTCTTCCGAGACGGAGAGCGACGTACCCGCTATCTGATCGCGAGTCGGCTCGGACGGACCCTTGGTGAGTTGGAATACGGCTCGCCGGGGCACCGCCCGTTGTCCATGTCTGAGTACGTCGAGTGGGTAGCCTTAGTTTCGATCGTTGAGCCGCACGAGCGCAAGAAGCAGGAGTCGCAAAACCGGGTCAACCAACGAGCAAGGAGACGGTAGATGTCCAGCGAAGTCATGTCAGTTATGGCCCGCCTCGAAGGTGACGCCAAGGGCTTCGTTAGTGCGTTCGACTCCGGCGCGCAGGCGCTCTCCCGGATTGAGGCGTCGGCCAGCAACACGGCCACGAGTGTGGCGAGTTCTTCTGACCGCATGAGCAAGTCGATGGATACCGTTGCAGCGAGCACCGGCGACGTTGCTGGTCAGATCGACGGGCACACCGATAAGGCCGGGGACTCGTTTGAGGACTTGGGCAAGGATGCTGAAGAGTCTGCACAGGATGTGGATAAGGCTGGGGACAAGTCGGCCAGTGCGACGGAGAAGTCCAGCGGTCGGATGTCGGGTGCCCTGAAAACTGCGGGCACTGCGTTCGGCCTTGCGGCGGCGGCGGCAGCAGCAGCGGCGGCAGGTCTAGTCATCGCGTCGGTGGCGTCGTTCGGTGAGTTGGAACAGAACCTCGGAGGCTCAGAAGCCGTGTTTGGTTCGTACGCTCAGACGATCCAAGACACCGGCGTCATGGCGTACAAGAATCTCGGAATCTCCCAGTCGGAATATCTGGCGACCGCGAACAAGATGGGTGCGTTGTTCCAAGGTTCAGGTATCGAGCAAGTTGACGCTCTGAACATGACGCAAGACGCGATGCAGCGAGCCGCTGACATGGCGTCGGTCATGGGTATCGACATGGGCATCGCGATGGACTCGGTTGCCGGTGCCGCTAAGGGCAACTTCACGATGATGGACAACCTCGGCGTGGCGATGAACGCGACGTCGATCGAGGCGTATGCCGCCGGTCAGGGCTTCACTGATTTCTCGTTTGCCACGGCGACGTCTGCTGAGAAGGCAGACATGGCGATGAAGATGTTCATGGACAACACGTCGCAGTATGCGGGCAACTTCGCGAAGGAGTCCACGGAGACAATCACCGGATCGTTGGGTCTGTTGCAGGCGTCGGCGGCGTCTCTGCTGGCCGGGCTCGGAGACGCGAACGCGGACACTGCACAGTTGGCCGGAAACGTTGTTGACGCTTTCCAAGCAGTAGTGAGCAACGTGGTTCCGATCATCGAGAACATCGCGGCAGCACTCCCTGAAGCGTTGGGTGCGATGGTCGACGCGGCAGGACCCCTCATTGGTTCGCTGGGCGGCGTAATTACGGGTTTGATCCCCACAATCCTCGACGCCGCTATGGGGCTTGCTGAGGCGCTGCTGGAAGGTGTTGCGACGGTCCTCCCGGAACTGATGACGATGCTACCGGGTGTGATCGTTTCGATGGTTGGCTCGATCGCCACCCTGTTGCCGTTGTTGATCAATGCCGGTATGCAAGCGATCACCGCTCTGTTGCAGGGCATCGCGGAGACTTTGCCTACTCTGATCCCCACAATTGTGCAGGGCCTTATCGACGCGGTGAGTGCTCTGATCGAGAACCTTCCAATGCTCCTCGACGCCGGTATGCAAATCATCTTCGGGTTGGTGGAGGGTCTGATCACTGCTCTGCCTATCCTGATCGAGCAGTTGCCGACGCTCATCGTCTCGATCATCGACTTCATTCTGGGTGCGATCCCCATGTTGATCGAGGCAGGTTTGGCCCTGTTCGTGTCGCTGGTGGAGGCGCTCCCGGAAATCATCACGGGCATCGTTTCGGCTATCCCGCAGATCATCATGGGAATCCAGTCGGCGGTGCTGAGTTCGATCCCTGTTCTGATCGAGGCTGGAATCAAGTTGTTGATCGCGATGGTGACGGCGATGCCGACGATTATCAAAACGATCGTTGCCGCAATCCCGCAGATCGTGACCGGTCTTGTGACGGCGATCATGGACTCGCTCCCGCAACTCGTTTCAGCCGGTAAGGACATGATCACTGGACTCTGGGAAGGTATCAAGGGTGCGGGCGACTGGCTGTGGAAACAGATGTCGAACTTCTTCGGCGGGATCATCGACAAGGTGAAGGGGCTGCTCGGCATCCACTCCCCCTCGAAGGTCTTTGCCGAAATGGGAAAGAACGTTGGTCTGGGAATGGCTGAAGGTGTGCTAGCGACCACGAAGGATGTTCAGTCTGCTATGGCTGACATGGTTGCAGTGCCGACGATGGACCCGATGAAATTGTCGCTGTCGACTTCTAACGCTTCGCAGCACGCTAGTAATGGCTGGGAGGACCGGGTTGGCAGTGACGGGCTTTCACGGTCTGCTGGCCGGGGCAGCGAAGAGAAAATGGATCTGTCGGACGAGACGATCGAGAAGTTGGCGCGTGCGCTGGCGAGTGAGCGGCGCGGAAACGATCGACGGGGCAAACTAGACCCTGCTGGCGTTGAGTAGAAGTGAGGGACTGAAATGGGCATCTGCAAGAACAAGGCTGACGGACGTGAGTTCGAGTTTGAGCGCTCGGCGCTGCTGAAGGATCGTGTGATCGTGGACTTCGACCCCGGGCCCGATCTGCAAATCGGCATCTATTCGACTGAAGAGTTCGATCTGACTTTCGATGTAGTCAAGGAGTAATTCATGGCTCATTTTTACGCGATCTTCTCCGGAAACTCTCAGTACCGGCATCACGCTGAGGTGAACCTGAGCGGCCAAAGTGTTGTAGGTAATTACAGCGATGTCAGCGGTTCTTGCACGGTTGAGAAAACTAGCGGCACCGGATATTCCACTGGCAACTCCGGCAACACCGGGTCGATGAATGGCGATGTATATTTTGACGCCAGCGGTTGGGCTCCGTACAACTTTGCAAGTTCTGCTTCTCGCGTTATCGGCTCGGGGACAAGCAGTGTTCCTCACAATGCTGACGGGACTAAATTCGCGTCAGGTAGTTTCTCTGCTAATGACTCTGCTGGCGGAAACCTTGGTGCTGGCAATGGTATTTGGTCGCTTGGGTTGCCTACGATTACCGCTGTCCCGAAAACCCCAATTTCTGTAGTGTGCAGCTATGTTTCCGACACTCAGATTTCAGTAGGTTGGTCGCGTCCAGCAGTATCGAATAACGCTCCGAACACGAGCCAGATTCGCAAGTCGGTCAATGGGGCGACTGCGGTGGAGTTGTCACCTATCTCAGTGACGAATTCGGTGACAATCTCTGCTGAGGCTAACCAGAAGATTGTTGCCGCAGTACGGGAGGCTAACTCTGCTGGGACTTCGGCGTGGTCGGGCAACTCGGCAGCGGTTTACACTACTCCGGCGGCACCTACTTCCCTCACGGCGACGAAAGATGCGTCACTGGACATAAACCTTGCATGGACCCCCAATGTAGGCTTCACTGAGCACCAGCACGTCATTGAGCACGGCACAGTGACCGGCGGCGTGACGACGTGGGATGGTAGTCCACTCGCGACGATCCCCTCTGGCACCTCGACGCACAAGCACGTCGCCCCGGATGCGGGCAGTCTGCATGTCTACCGGGTGTATGCAAAGAACCTCGACGCTGGCTTACTCGCTTCGACAAAGGTGACGTCAAACACGGTCCAACTGCTGGCCCCGCCGAACAAGCCGACGTTCCCGCCGCTAGGTCCGTTCGTTGACAAGGCGAAAGACTTCAGCCCCACTTGGGTTCATAACCCGGTGGACACGACCTCGCAGACTGCATACGAGTTCGGCTACTCGACCAACGGCGGTGCGGCGTGGTCCTCGACCGGAAAGATCACT